TTCGGGCCAGAGGCTCTTTTTCAGCGCAGGCACAAGTTCGTAGAGCTTCTTTCTACTTTCCGGCATTTGCTGCGGGTGCTGTTCCCACTTATTGCACAGGGTCTTGAATTCGCATGTCGCATGGGCGAACGCGGTGGGGTTGGGATAAATTGCACCCTTTTCAGTTGCATCAAGAAATGCCCTTGCCCCGATATAAAGAGAGTCAATGTCATCCTGCGTGCGCTTCGTCACCCTTCGGTCAACATTGGGCCCCTTCGCTGACTTACTCACAATATTAAACGTGACGATCGGATCGTGGTCGTGATTCTGGCGAACTGCGTTAACGTACGCCGTCGCCTGGATATCGCGTGCCTCGCGATCCTTTTCCCACTTCCTGTCTGCAGTTTTATGTTCAACAACATTGAGGTCGCGGGTGAGCATATCGAGGTTTGTCTTAATCTTGATTGGGAGTTTGCCCAATTTCGAGTGAGAGATTTCAGACATCATCGAGTGCTCTACGTATTTGGCCTCCCAATCGTCGCCCTCAAGAATTGCCGCCCGGAGCATCTCCTCGCCGTTGAACCCCTCGCTTAGCACGTCGCGCTCTTTTTCGGCAACCCAATCGACCTTAGCCGATTCGGTAAACCACACCTTGCGGTAATGCTCAAACACAGGGGTCAGATCGCCATTTCTTTTGCCGCCAGTCATCGGGTCGTACCAACGCTGCAATCCGGCGTGCACCGAAGTTCCAAGTGCAAAGTATGGGGTTGTCCTATCAGTCCACATACCAAGCCTATATTTATACCACCAGCGCAGAGGGCAGGCGAGAAACTCTCGCAACTCGCTAACGCTAATGTGCTCTGGGTGACGCTCCTGGATCATCCAACAATCTCAGCGCGGCGGGCACGAAAGCGCTTGACGAGAAACTCCCGAGAGAGCTCATCGATGTCTGCGCCATCAGCATTCGACTCATTGATAGACTTCCCAATCTCGGTAAGCTCATCAATGGTTTTTGCTGCTGCAAACTTATCTATAAACTGCTGGACGTGCGGATCAAGTACCACATCTCCATCAAAAACTTCTGCTGCTGCCTTCGCTGCGGACTTTCCGCCCTTTGACTTAATCTCATCTTCGGAGGCGATGCGCTTGGACGGGAGTCCCGCCATCACCAGCGCGCGACCAACTGCCGAAGTCTCGCAGTTCTCAATTTCTGAGCCGCGAGTATATGGTGTCGCGCCCGGGATTTGCATTGCGCTATGACCCGTTCCCGCTGGGCGGTCATCAAAGCTCAAAACATCATCAACGCCCTCGCTTTTTACGCCACGATATGCGCGGGCCTCAACGACAACACGCTTTTCGGTATGCTCAACAATTCTTGTTTCGATTCGTGCGTTCGGATACGCCTCGTACCACGCGCGGATTCGCTCAGCAACTTCTACGTAATCCTTTAGTGCGCTCTTATCGAATGCCATTTGTCTCCTCCTTATTCATATACTCGTCGAGATCCTCGAAGAGCTTTATCTCAGCAACTCCAAGAAATTCTGAGATCTTCTTTCTCATCGGCTTGCTAATCGGAGCCTGACCATATTGCACCTGATTCAGATATCCATATGAGACCCCAAGATGCTTCGCAATATACCGACGCTTGATCCCAGTTTCCTCTAAAAGCTTCCACACCATTGCGGTTTTCTTCCGCTGAATGATGCGCTGCTCGGAAAAATTAGGTCCTGTTTGCTTCATGCTTAATCCTTTACGCTAAGCCATTGGCTAGCAATCCATGTCTCTGCCGCTAGGCTGATTCCCTGACGGTAAACCATCATCTCTTCGTATGTCAAACCCTCGGTCTTTTCAGAGGCGCGGTTTGCCGCGACAAAGGCAATTGACTCACGAGGCTTTCCGGCTACCTCGTTTTCTGAGAGGCCTACCAGTTCCAAGTTGAACTGATCCCTCCCCTTCAGGAGTAGGTCCAAATCCTCCACTGATTACCGCCTTTCCCTTGCCGTGGAACGCGCACTCCTCCAGTATGCAATTGGAGTGCGACGTACCGGCTTTATTAACCGTCTGGTCGAATTTCATTATTCGCCCACCACGCTTGCAGTGCTCATTAGAGCAAAAATAGACCTCGTTCTCAAGGTCGAATAGCTTCCCGCCACACGCGTAGCAGGATCGCCACCAGATTCCCTTCTCGGCCATTTTCCCTCCTTTTGGGCTGCCGAGTATCATCTTACTTGATGATATCACCCTTCGTCAAGCGCCTTGGGCGCGATCCAGGCGTGCAGGCAAGGTGAAATTTATAGTTACCCCTTTTCACAATCGGGCCGAGTCCCGGAGTAGTAAAGAGCGCCTTTTGGCGCATGAGGCATTTCTTGCTATCGCAAGGCTCCCTACGGAACCCACTCTCCTCGATCATACGAAAATCCCTCCAGGTATTCATAGAGAGCCTCGCGCCATTTGCGAGAGGACTCGGTCTTCATCCGATGATGCCACCCGCAAAGCGTCACAAGATTCCACATCTGCGACGGCCCGCGCTTGCCAAATCCGGAATTAAAGACGTGATCCAATTCTAACACAATATTTGTGCCTGACCCGAATTGGCTTCCGCAAGAGTCGTGCATGCCGACGCGCGGACCGACGCATCCCTTGTCCCTCAATAGGACATCTTTGCGCAATTGGAGCGTGACCGGGTCCTTGTGCGCCATTACTTACCCTTGATGTCTCGGCCCTTCTTTTTGGGCTTCTCAAGCACCTGGTCTGTCGAAAGCTTTCGCGGCTTTCCGCCCTCGGCAATCAGCGCCTTGCAGGGCAGACAAAAGCAGGGTTGCTGATGGTAGTTCTTATCAGCCATTGTTGCGCTCGCGGGACTCAACGGATCGCATGATCTTATTGGACCATGCCTTCCCGGGCTCTCCGCCCCAAAGGGCCCAAGCGATTCTTCCCGCCGAGGGGAACCCCTCAGTTCCCGGCTTCCAGCCCTGACCCTGCTTGTCAACTTCGTGTCGAGCCAGATAGGCGCGCATCTTTCTCACTCTGGCAATCGTCATCTTATTTGAAATCAACATTCTGGCAGTTACTTGACCTGGGCCAATTCCGCCCCTGCCAAATTCCTTGCGCCAATCAAGCCCGCGCTGGGCCTCAGCCCTCACGCCAGCCGGAACACTCAAGTTGATGCCATCGGCCTTTTCGGCATCATGGTTTTCAAGATCCTCGGATGGCTGATCAGCACTTTTGATAAACATTTCCTGCTCGCTAGAAGATCCATAATGGGCAACTATTGACTTACCGGCCCTGCGAATCTTCTGAATCTCGTTTCTCTTGAAATAGTCATATGAATTAACGGGGAAGGTATTGCGCAGAATTTTTCCAGTAAGCCCGCAATCGGAAAGTATTCCTTCTTCCTCTTCAGATTCATTCTTTCTCCCAGAGAATACAATCAACTCCGCGCCGCGCTCAATGTAATCGTCGATCCCGTCAAGGACGTGAGGGGGGCAATCGGAAAGCGAGTCGATATCGACAACCACAAAAGAAGATCCCTCAGCGAAGGCGCTCTTTGCCGGTTGCTGTCGTGGATTCTGCGATGGATTGGGCTGCTGGTCGAGCTGCTCCTTTCCCTGGGGCGGGTTATGGGTTTCATTACCGCTGTTTCCCTTGTCTGGGGCGCCATCTGGGGACGGACCTGCGCCAGATGGCGAGGGCGTGCCTTCGGGCGCGTACGGGTCTCCCACTTTTCCGTTCAGATAAAGCTTGTAATAATCGAGCGGCATGTAGCCTAGCGGGCTGGGCATCCATACCTGATCGCCAAGATCCCCCACGCCCTCTTGACCTCGCTCCTTAAGCGCATCGTTCAATCGAAGCCATGGCAAACCGGAGAGCGCGGCCTTATAATAATCGGCAACAACTTGCGCGGATTCGCGCCCAACATCCGTGTATACAAATCGCAAGTTTTTGTCATACAGCCAGACGATCTCGCGGGTAATGTAGTCCGCGATCAGCTCGCACAGCGGTGCGATTCCATTATCTGCAGTAAAGGCGGCGCCGTACTCGGCTGTGCTTTTGTTTACATCAAAGGAAATTCCAATATCTTGCGGCTGGACCCCGAAAACGGCGCAAATCTTTCGCGCCAGATAGATCTGCCACTCCATGAATTGCATATCACGGTTAGACTGCGCCATGGGTATCCACTTGACGCCCTTGCCACCGCCCGTAATCGCCGTTTGGCTCTTGCCAGCGATCTCGCCTTCCCAGTAATTCTTAAAAGCGTCTACCTGGTCTGGACGCACGCCCTCCCCCAGGTCAATAATCCCTGGCGGGGTTGCCTGCTCAACGATGTTGTTGTTATACTTTGCCGCCCGAAGGTCAGCCTCAATGGTTTCAGACAATACCTCAAGAGGCGAAAGCCCTAGCGGCGAGTAGCTTACTCGGTTGCCGACTATGACAATTAGTTCCTCGTTTTTGTATTCGGCAATAATCTTGCCCGTTTCATCGTACTCGTAGTATCGAGGCTTCTTTATATTAGATCCGTCCCAAATTGGATCAAACGCAATTCGCGCCCCGTCCTTTGGCCAGAGTGCCTTGAGCGGATTATCAACTCGTCCGGCGCGACCGCCAACGGTAAATTCTTTTTCTATGCAGCCCTGGTCTAGAACGAGAATATCCTCAACGATGGGCTCAATAAAAGATCGCCACGAGTCCATTCTGGTATTGGGGTCGCGAAGAATGCCCTTAATCTTCTTGATATTAGCGTCGCTTACGGTTCCCTCGCCATCCATGCTGACGATGTCCCACTTAGCTCGGCTGATCTGTTGTCTGCGAAGGTTAATCGCAGAGCGAATCCAAGGATTTGTTCTTGACCATTTTCGCAGCTGGTTTACCGAACGCTTCTGGACAGTTCCCTTCCCCGCGCCTCTGGCATATGGAGTAGAATCGTAGTTCGGGATAAGGATCGCATCCTTAATCGCCTGAACATCTGCTTCACTTTGCGTCTTCTGGGTTTCGCCAGCCTTACCGACGCGCTCCCAAGGCATCATTACCACGAGTCTTGCTCCTTCGGCTTCCGGGTCCGCCAAGATCGGATTGCATTTGTCACAGCAGTCTGATCTAAATCTTTACTGACTGTCGCTGCAGCCTCTGTGTAATTAAACGGTATCAAACGTACTCCGTCAACTATACCAATACCTCTAAATGACGGAAGGCGCGCCCACCACTTCGGGACAACGTATCGCCCATCCTCAAATTCCATCTCAACGCTTTCGCTGATGTCAAGCATCCTGATCCTCTTCCGGTTCCTGTCCATCGGCCTCGGTGCTGCCTAGAGCCGCTATTGCAAGCTCAATGTCAATAAAGGCACTTGGGTCCAGAGGATTCTCTTTTCTGAATTGTTCCCAGAAGCCATCATACTCCTTGTCATCCGAATCTTCTAGACGAATCAATTCTTCTTCGACGTGGCGCTGATATTTGATCTGCTGAGGAACGCTGCGCTTCAGTCTTGACAGAACCTTGTGGCAGTGCTGGCAAACCGAGTACCTCTTTTGCCCCTTGGCCCTCGGAACCATTGGCTCGGGAACTAGATCCTGTTCGGAATGGCTCCATCCAACCATGATGGTGCACAAGGCGCATCTTGGGTGGGCCCTATGTATCTCTTCGTACCGGCGCATGACCGGGGCATAGGTTTTTTGTAATTTTCTCATAGAGAGCACCAGGTCGCGGATCGCCTCTTCCGCCCGGTTCAGTTCGGTACACAAATCGCACATCTGCCACATTATACACAAATAGTTAAATTGGGGTACATTTTGAGAGCCAGTATGTGTATGATCCTTTCACGTAGGAATTAAAAGTATTGCATAACTATCTAATACACAGCATTATCAACCAGTAGTCATATAGGACTATCTGCCGGAAACCCGTCTAGGGCGGGTTGATCGCCCAGCGGGTAGAACAGGCCTAAGGCCAGAGGAGACTGTCTTGGATTTCAAGATTTTTACTAATGCCCTTAAGGCGTATGAGAGCGAAGATGGCGATCTTCATGTCTCAGGAACTACATCTTCATCCATCAAGGATTTGCACGGCGACGAAATGTCGCTTGACGCGCTGAAGGAGATGCAGCGAACTGCCGCCGAAAACATGACTGTTTTCCTCAATCACAACTACAACGTTCCAGAAGACCTTTTTGGATCCGTGCGCGATGCTCGAATTGTAAAGAGATATGACGCCGCAACAGGCCAAGAGGTTTATGACCTGGACATAGACGTTCGGGTTGTGGGAGAAGATGAAAACCCCGAAGCGATGCGTGCTTACCGCGCTATTAAGCGGGGGGTCAAGCTGGGGCTTTCTATTGGCGCCAGGGTCGAAAAGGCTAGCCGCAAGACCAATAAGGATAGCGGCGAAGAGTCGATTCTGATTGAAAAGGTTCGCCTGATGGAGGCTTCTGTTGTTGGCATTCCCGCCAACCAGCGCTCTTATCTGCAGAATGCTATTAAGAGCATCAAGGCTGCCGGAGTCAATCTTAGCGAGATTTCGGGAGATGAAGACTACGCAGAGACATTTAATTCAAAGCTTGCGAAAGCACGCGAAATAATTGATTCTATAAAGTCTGTTGAGATTGAAGGCCAGCCCAGCGCGGAAAATGAGCAGCTTGCTGCGACCCTTGCTGGCGTCCTTGCTGATGCCGCAGCGCTTTATGTAAAGGCGCACGGGGCACACTGGAATGTTGTCGGTCTAGATTTTGCTCAATATCATGAGCTTTTTGGCGAGATCTACGAGGATGTGTTTAGCTCCCTTGATCCCCTTGCTGAAAATATTAGAAAGCTTAACGTTCCTGCTCCGGCAGAGATTAGAGAGCTTGCTCTCTTGTCTTCAAGCCAGCCGGTAGCAGACGATTATGACCCAGAGAGCCTTGCCTCTTCGGTTTACGCTGCAAATGAGGCGCTGATTGCGCGCATTGTTGCGGCATTTGATATCGCCACCAAATTGAATCAGCAGGGAATTGCAAATTTCCTTGCCGAGCGCCAGGACATGCACCAGAAGTGGTCATGGCAGCTTCGCTCTTCGCTTGCCGAAGAGGAGGCTGATACTGGAGAGGGTGGCGTTGATACGGAAGACACCACAACCGAAAAGGCATCTCGGCCGATAGGCCTTGGTGATTTTGTGTCCTACAGGCAGGTGGAGGGCGCAAACGGTGTTGGAGAGGTGGAGCAGGTTTTGCGATCTGGCTCCGTCACGGTTCCGAAGAGCAACGAAGAGATACCTGCAACTGCTTCTGATCCTGCGGTTCTTATACGCATTTGGGTCAAGAGCGGAGACAACTGGAAGCCATCTAATGACTTCCTTGGCTTTAAGGGCTCGCAGCTCAAGAAAGTCAAGAAGCTAGTTGGCGGAAACAAGCAAAAGCCTACGGCTACTACGGTTCCGGGGCTTGAAATTATTGAGCCCGGGAAGTCCCCAAAGGAACAGGAGAAGTCAATGGATATCGAAGAGAAGAAGACCCGTGTGACCGTTACGGTCAGCACGGACTCGAACGAGACGCAGCCAGCGGCCGCCTCCGTCGCTCCCTCCGCTCCGGAGGCGGTCGCCACGGAAGCCGATGAGATCGATGAGGTTAAGGCTTCTGCCTCCCCAGACGATGTCGAGGTCCAGGCTGAGGAAATTTCAGAGCCAGAGGCCGAGCCAGAGGCTGAGCCAGAGGTTGATCCCTCGGTTGTTGCCCTTGAAGCTCTCGGAGCCAAGCTGGTGGGCGCAGATGAGGACGGGAAGAAATCCCTCCTCCAGGCGCTGGACGCCCTGATTAAGGGTGCGTCCGATGACACATCCGCACAGCCAGAAGTGGCCGAGGCGGAGATTAATGCTGAGGTTGCCCCCGTGGCCGCCGAGGCGCAAGAAGACGTCGAGGCCGACACTGCTTCCATTGGGGAAGTGGAGTCGATCGCGAAGTCCGCTCTCGATGCAGCCAATGCTGCCCAGGAGGAGGTCACCGCCCTTGCGGCGAAGGTGACCGAACTCTCTGAGGCCAAGGCCAAGGTCGAGCAGGACCTCACGAAGGCGTTTGATCTCATCGATCGCATTAGCGAGCTTGGGGTTGGACGAAAGCCTGTCGACCATCAAACCCAGAGGGTGAACGTCAAGTCCGCGGAGAATGCTCCGTGGCTGAGCCCCTATGTGCAGCGCGTCCTTGAGGCGCATGAGGAGAAGTAATAATGAGCCAGATTAACGAGAAGCTCCAGGATGTCGCTAAGGGCCTTGAGTCCCTTAACGGCGCTCCGATCGGCCGAGATCTCGATGTCGAGACTAAGTCGAGTTTTGATCCAGCAGAGGCCTATGCTGTTCAGCGCGAGCTTCGCAAGAAGTTCTCGCGAATGAACGTCAACGAGCTCAACGAGATGCTCGATGTTCAGGCCTCGCGCGAAGTTGGCAAGCAGGCCGATTCCGGTCTTCTTAACCAGCTTGCTCTTTCGAATCCGCAGATTGCAAAGGCTCTTGATAGCAGCGGCGGCTCTGCGCTTATCCGCCAGGACCTTGAGCCGATCCTTTACAGCCTGTTCGTAAAGAAGTTCCCTATGTTTGAGCGCCTCCGCAAGGAGCCAGCGAACGGCCTCGTGCACGCGTTCAACCAGCAGACCGCTTACGGTGACGCTCTCTTCCAGACAGAGACCGGCACCGTGACCGATGATGTTTCGACGTACGCTCGCCAGACGACTAACGTCGCCGTGCTTGCGACCCGCCGTGGTATCACGCTTAAGAACCAGTTTGCGCTTGGTCAGGGCGGCTCGCCGTTCAACGGCCTTTCGCAGGAGCTTGGTTCGGGCGTCACGGCGATTGCCCATAAGCTTCAGAAGACCCTTTTCCAGGGCAACGCGACCGTGACGACGGGCGCAGGTGCAACGACCGAGCTTGGCGCATATGATGCCAACTCGTTCGATGGCCTTCGCAAGCTTCTCGGCTCGGCTGCCGCAGCTGGCAACGGGATTGTTGGCAAGGGTACGGCTTCGTACCTTTCGACCATCAATACTGCAGTCGCTGGCGTTCTCGATCGCGGTGGCGCGCCGTCAGCAGTCGTTCTTAGCCCGACTGACTACGCGAGCCTTGTGAACGAGCTCACGAACCTGGTTCGCTATAATGCTCCTTCGCAAGTTGATCAGTCCGCTGGTGCGTCGTTCGGTTCGGTGGTCACGGCCGCTGGATCGCTCCCAATCCTCGCGGTTCCTGGCGACTCGCTCGGGACTTATGCGATCAGCGGCACCGACTACCGCGACATGTATGTCGTGGACGAGTCGGGCTGGTCGATGCCGTACCTTGGTTCGGATTCGATCACCACGCTGGAGATCCCAATCGGTGTCAACGGCGCTCTTACCAAGCTTTACATCATGTATGTGATGTACGGCTTTGCGAACAAGGCTCCGCAGTTCCAGTCGAAGATTCGCGTTACGGCCTAATTAGGCAATAGCTAAGGGGGGCCGGGGTAATTCCCGGCCCCCCAAAGCGAAGGAGATCACAATGTTTGAAGATAAGAAGGTTCCGGTAGAGAATTCAGCATCGAATGCGGCGGCGCCCGTTGCACCGTTTGTTGACGCCTCCGCCGTAGCGCAACGCGCTGTCACCTCCGCAAAGGCTGCAGTTTCTGATGATCAGGTTGTGAAGGTTCGTAACCATGATGGTCTTTCTGCAATTGTCTTTGGGGACGGAACCTCTGCTCGCTTCCATGAAGGCGTTGCACGAATAAAGGCTAAGTACCTTGTTCAGGCCGTCTCTCAGGGTTGCACTATCGAAGCAGATGCCCCAGCGTCAAAGGAAAATGGCCTTACTGATGCTCAGAAGATTGAGCTCGAAAAGGTTTTCGGCAAGTAAACTAGAAAACGCGGAATTGATGGGGCTCGCAGACACTTTTTAAGTGCAATGCGGGCCCCATTGTTTTAGGATGTGTAAATGATTAAAATCACTGTAAGCCTGCCAAACCCAGCAACCTCTGCTGCATCCTATACGGGAATTGAGCTCGGTAGGGCATCATCTGAAGACGACGCTAATTCTCGCTCTGGGACCTTTGTTAGCATTGGTCAAATAGCAACCATCGATGCCAAGGTTGGGGTTTATACCTACGTAGACTCTACGGCACCAGCCGGAGTTTGGTATTCCTACAGGCTTACCGGAAGTCCCTCAAATAGCGGCTGGTCCGCCTCGTTTCAGGGAAAGGCCCTGGGATACATCCTTCCCTCAGACCTTCGAGAGTACGAACTTGGCTCCCTGACCATGCCTGACGGCACTGACTCTACCGATGGGAGGCTTGAACGGCTGATCGGCATTGCCTCAACCATGGTAGACGGGTATTGCGGTTTCTCATTTGAGTACCGACAGAGCACCGAGCATCACATGTGGAGCCAGGAGACCCGTAGGATATACCCATATAGCAGGCCAATAGTCTCAGTCAGCTCTCTTGAGGTATTTGTAAGCAATCAGCAGAAGGCAACTTTTAATCTTAGCGACTTCTACATAAACTCAACCCAGAATTACGTTGAAGTTACCAGCCTTGCAAATGTGACCTATTCCCTCTTCCCTGCAATCGTCGCATTGGGCCTAATCCAGCCCGTAGCGCTCATTACCTACACTCACGGCTATCAGAACACTCCCCAGCCGATTAAGGACGCTACGGCCCTTATAGCCATTGATTTGGCCGCTAGGGATGCCCTCTATCAGAGTGGCATGGGGCAGCTAACAAAACTGACGGTTGGGGATACGACAATGGAGCGCTTGCCGCAATCGGTCCCCGGGAAGCAATCATCGCTGGCCATACCGCCGACGGCGGCTGCAATCCTTGATCAGTACGTGGCGGTTTCCCTAAGATGATTCCAGGGGCTGTTGCCATTGCAACACTTACTCGGGAAGGGATGGCGTCTCAGGCTGCCGACGGCACGCCCGTCATGACCAGGGAAACAATTTGGATTAAAAACGTTCATTACCAGTCACTTAAAATGTACGGCACTGATGAGAACCAGACTCAGACTGGTCGCGTCGCGCGCCAGGTTTATAAGTTCTGGGTCCCGTATCTAGAGGGTCGGGAGCGGCCGCGCCTGAACGACCAGCTCCATGTGGATGGCTATAGCTTCAGAGTTATCGCGATTGACTTTGAAGCCATCAGGCACCATATGGTTGCAAGGGCTGAGCGACTAGAGCGCTAGATCTTGCACGGGAGGACCCTAAGGTCGTCCCACCCATCATCTCCCACTATAACAGTTAGCATTCCGGACGGAGAGTCCATCCCTGCCACTTCCCTGAACCACTGCGACCCCCCGTCAAGCGAGGGGGCCTGTATGTGCGTGCGAGCGCCGTGTGTCGCCACTGCAAGGTGATGGTAGTGGCCGGTCAATAGCAGGGTTGCGTCTGCTACTGGCTGCATACCGAGCGCCTGCCCAGCCCACCATCTCTCAACCTTGCCAACAGCGTTGCCTCCGCCGCGCCTAGCCTGGTGTCCGTGCGCCAGCCCAACGATGGTCCCGTAGACGTCAAGCGTCAGCGAAAGGTCGTTCTTGGGGATGATGAACTTTACGTGCCCATATGCCGCTTCGTTAGCCGCAAATATCTCTGCCACCTGCTCGAATACCGCGACATCGTCGTTATCGCCAAACGTCGTAAACGCCTTGCCGCCCTTTCTATTCTCTCCATGGTTTCCAGGGATGCAGGCGACTATGACCTCTGGGGCAATCCTTGACCACTGCGTAAGGGCCTTTGTGATAAGCCTGCGAACAACCGTGACCTGCTCCCTTCGGTCAAGATCCGTCTGGAATGCCTGCATATCGTAATGCCCATCACAGTTTTCGATAAGGTCGCCAAGCCCAACTACAACAAGCCGAGAAAGCGGCCTTCCCATTTTCCTGAGCTCTTTCCAGCGGGCCTCAACCTCGTCAATTCCAGCCAGGAATCTCTCCACAATCTTGGCGCTTCCGCCAGCCTCTCCCTTTCCCATCTGGATATCTGATATTGCAACAATCATCGCTTTGCCGGAACTGGAGACCACGGGCTGGGAGAACTTGTGCTTGCGGATCTCCTCCAAAATTTCTTGTACGTCTGAATCCATTCCGGCAACCTTGCGAACAACTTTTCCCTTCCACTGGCGATTCGGTACGCCTTCTGGGTTTCCCCAGACGTTGAAAAGAATTGGCTCGATTACCGTGAAGTGATCTGGGTCAAGTCCCCAGACCTTTAAAACAGCCGACCAGTCCGCGGCCTGCTCAAGGGGTAGGCCACTAGTGGTGACCGTTCCCTCATTGCCATTCCATGTGACGCCTGGCTCCCAGCCCTCTGGGTGCTGGCGTTTGCCTCTCTTTGCGTTATCCATGTCGCGCTGAACTTTCATGATGTCGTCAAAATGATCACTCATTGCTTACACCCACAATTACGACGTCGATGGCGCGCCATAGTGTGCGCCTTCGCCTCGTAACCCCTTCCATTTAGCCAGCGCGAAATAGCGCCAGACTGGATTGCCTCATCCGAGAGCGCGGCGTCAAACGCGTCCCGCTCTTCCTTCGAAAGTCTCTTGTAAAGCAACGCAATGCCACATGCTGGCCCCTTACGGGCGGAATCCTGACGCATTTCAGACAATATGTCCTCAACTGACATCCGATACTCCTTACGTACAGCGAGGGATACAAGCCTCGCATAGGGATAGTAGCAGAGATGCGAATAGTTTTCAACACACTTGTGTGGAAAAGAGAACCCCCGGCGGTTTCCCGCCGAGGGTTCTTGTTCTGTTTTTCTCCGTATTACCGGGAGAAGATTGAGCTAAAAAGCCCCTTCTTGGCCTTGGCCTTGGCCTTTGGCTTAGCCGATGGCTTTGCCTTTGCCTTGGCTGCTGGCTTTGCCTTTGGGGCTTTCTTCTTGCTCGTTGCCATCTATTCTACTCCTTGCTTTTCACGGCAGATGCCGCAAAGCAATGCTAACACATTAGTTCAGATTGTGCTCATCCAGGGCCTCAGCAGCCCAATCCCCTGGGGTGTGTTCGGGGTCAAGGGTGTGGTCGGTCGGGGCGCTGGCTTCCTCTTCGGACTTTCGGGCCTTCCTGGCCGCACCGACGCCAAACTTGCCATCTTCGGGGTTCAACGCACGAACTATAACCTGAAGGCATGCCGCGAGCCCAGCTGAGATCACAGTTCGGAAATCGCCTCCACCAATATCAAGAAGCGGGATTCCAAGGCCAAGTGCCACGGCAATTGAGGTGGCAATGAAGGCGCGAAGGGCCTCAAGCACCATTTCGTCTATGCCAGTATTGTCAATGATCCATTTCACATTGTCTTTAACAGCGCTCATTATAAACCTCTCACTTCGTTACGATAAGGCAACGCTTATGCGGGGCATCGCCCTTGCCCGATGCGATGGCCTTGATGTCCGACTCAGACACGACCGCCGCAAACTCTTCCGGACCCTTGCCGGAGAATGTCGGGTCAGCAAACTGCCAGCCCACCTCTTGAGACCACGCCGCGCAGGTCATGTGACCATAGCCTGCCGATACAGTTTTCTTATCCTTCTTGTTCCAGAAAGATGCCCACTTCCCGTGCCAGGTAGAAAGTGCCTGCTTGGGGTAACCCTTTGGGGCCTGGACATTAATGATGATTGCCGCCCCAAGCTTTGCCGATGCGACAACATCCGCCCAGTCCTTAGCGTATCGGGCTTTCGCCCCAAGAACCTTTGCAGTCTTTGCAAGGTCTCCAAGGCTTGAGCCGTTATCGCTCACGCCTTCCTTTTCAGCAAACCCAGTGGCTTTTGCCTTGGCTCTGATGCCGTCCGCGCCACTGAATTCTTGCTCGTACTTGAACGCCCACGATACCGCCGCAGCAGTGCTGCACGGACCGCAGTCGTCAAGAATGCCGCCCTTTTCAACGTAGGGCAGCTGGGACTTGATCTTAAGTCTCATCTGCAACTCCCTGTATAATACCCCAGATTAGGGCTATTTCATTATACCAATAAGAAAAAGTGTTTCTAGCTTTCGAGTTCTACAATTTTTTGCTCTAGGGCAATTATTCTCTTATTGAGATCTTGAACGGCGCCAACCAACGGAATGGTAAGCCGCTCAAAATTGATCCCTTCTATCTGATCATCTTGCCAAAATACATAACCTTTTAGCCAGGGAAGTTCGTACATTTCCTCTGCGATAAATCCAAGCTGAGTAGTGCCTTCCGGATTTTCCGGATCGTATTCATTGATGTAATTAAAAGTTTTAATCGGCAACTCGTAAATTCCAAAATCTCCCTCAATTGATTGAATGTTAGTTTTGTATCTGCCGCTTGATGCACTGTAAAGCATGAACTGATTGGTAGTTCCGGTAATTGCAGTACTAGTGCTTATATAAAGCGTCCTATATTCGGACCCGCTGGTATATCCAGGCAAAACAGCCTTGATTTTTTGTGAAGTTGCATTAGACAAATTAGCGCCGGATGAAGTCGATGAACCTGTAACATATAAATCATTTCCAATCGTCAATGATCCTGTTGATTCACCAGCTAGAGCTGCCGAAACGTCTGCATAGGTAAGCGTGTAAGAATAGGAAAATCCAGGAATTGATACGGTTCCGTTTGCGTTGATTGTTATCCTGGATGTGAAATTAGTTCCGTCCCAGTGACCCATGCTTAACTTTTCTCCATCAGGAATCGCAATATCTCCAACCGAAGTACCTTTTCTGATCAATAATCCAGGACCGGCGCTTGAGTCATAAAGACTCACGCTTGTAAATGTTGCAGACTTGGCGGTGAGAACACCAGCTCCTGTTACCGAGAAATCTGATCCCGCGGTAATTTTTGTATTTGCGGAATCGAGCGTTATGCCTCCGCTAGTTAGTGATCCTGAGTTTATTGCCCACCCGCCAATAGCACCGGATGAAGCAGTAACCGTTCCGGATATGTTTGCACTTGTTGCAATTAATTGACCGTTGTAGTCAACAGAGAAGTTTGGCGATGAAATTG